GTAAACTTTCAAGAACTTGAAAAGAAAGAGACTGAACATCAAAAAATTAAAGAAGAAGAGAGAAAGGAGTGTGAAAAAAATGATAGTATTCTTAATGTTTTCTTTGAACTTTCCTTAAATGAACAGGAGGAAATTGAAAATACAATTCTAAAAAAACATAATATAAGCCATTTTTCTCAGGTAAAGCAGAAAAGTAAAACTATGTATTATAAACTAATTAGTTCTTTTATCTATGAAGAACTCAAGTTAAAAGAATTGATTTAAAAAGGAGATTTATGGGAACAACAAAAATTAACATGCCATTTGCAAAATGGTGTGAAGTCCAAAAACAATTTGAAGAAGTCAATAAAATACTTCCTGATGAAGAAAAACTTGACTTTGAAAAATATAAATATTGCTCCAGTTATGGAAAGTTATTATGGCATTTATGTGCTATAAAAATTGGAGCATTTAGAAGTCTGAAAGACCCTGAATTTTATAACTGAAAGGAGCAATAATGCTAAGAGGAAAAATTTATAGCTGTACAGATAAAAAAACATATAGTGTTAGCTTCATTGATTACAGAAATAAAAAAATGATAGCTATTTCAAATGGTCAGAAAAAGGAATTTGATTTTAAAGAAGTTGAATGGCTTGAAGCAACTGGATATACTGCTGGAACTTCAATGATTTATAGGCAAGACTTTATTCTTGCAACTAAAGATAATGAAGTTTTATCAGGAATTGTTATAAAAAAATTTGGAGCTTGGCACTTATGTAATAAAAAAAGAGGACTTAGTAAATCTTTAAGAACTCTTAAAGAATCTGGATATATATTTGTGAATTTAAAAAATTCTAAAACTTATTTTAAAAATAAGCTAGAAAAAAAATAAAAATAGGAGGATTTTATGGGAATTATTTTAGTTAAAAATAATAAAGGTGGGGTTGGAAAAACTTATATAACTCTACAATTAGCAGCACACAAAGCATTAATAAAAAATAAAAAGACATTGATTCTTAC